GGCATTGACATTAACACGGTCATGGATGCAATTGACCAATGCCTTGCCATCGTCTTTGCACCCTACGATATCATTGACGCAAAAGCCCAGCTCGAAAAGCACAAAGAGCGCATCCTTGAGTTTGAAAAGAACGCAGAAAACCTTGTCATCAAGGACAAGCAGGACGGCTCAAACATGGTTGATAAGTTCAGGAAAGAGAACGAGCTCATCCTATCCTCGCTGCAGACAAGGTATGATACGCTTGTCAAGGCCCTCCATATGGACCCCAATGGGACTGTTATAGCGTTCAAGCTTGCACGGTACCACACCGCCCAGGCAGACCCCCGAGAGTCATTTTTTGGGATCAGGAGATAGCGGCGGCAACCCAAGCTGTTTCTGGTACGCCTTGAGCGTTTCCCGCTTTGACTGTTCGTCGCCAACATCAAAAACCAGGTGATTATCGTCGTCTCTACTCACCCCAACGGCAGGGCCAATTACCTCGCTTTTTACCTGGGTGCTAGCCTGTGTAGGTTGCTTCTGCTTCTGTTCAGGAAACCCTATTCCCTCCATCTTTTCATCAGCACGGCCAGTGTTGTTCTGGTACTTCCCCGGCCCAAGGATGGTTCCAAACTTCTTGAACACGGGCTCGGTCATCGTCATGCCATAGGGGCTGAGCGCATAGTTGTCGATGTATGTCATAGGTCCATGTGACATGAACAGGACTTTTGTAAACCCACGCTCATAGAGAAATTTGTGCATCGGCTCTCCGCCGAACAACTTGGGGCCAGGCTTGATGCGAAACACAATGATTCGGTACTGTGGCGCATCGCTCGGGTGGCAGTATATAAGCCCAAAGCTTCCCCGTATAAGCTCCTTTTGCTCAAAGTGCTTGCGGGCATATGCGTCAGCCTTAATAGCCCAACGGTACCGATCACCACCGCTCCAACCATACTTGTTAAAGCGCCCCGTCTTGGAGACCTGGAGACCCTTGGTTCCCACAGCACATGAGACAAGGAGAACTGTCAGGAGAAACAAAACTCTCTTATGCATAAAACACCTCCACGCAGTAGATGTGCCTGCTACCGTTTATTAGGATAATCATGCTAGCAACTGTCAAGCTCTTTGCGTATAGGATACTCAACTCTTCCAGAGCTAACCACTACCGTTTCAGAAAAGAGGTGTTATAATGGTAGGGGAACAACTACCTAACAGGGAGAAGCGATATGCCCCAGGAACTTACTATCAGCTCGCTTGGTCAGTTAACAAGTGGGAGATTTCAAGCTCAACCAAATGCCATACCCTTCGGCGACTATGTGGCTCCAATGCTCTATATCTGGTACAATGGTAGCGGGGATCTCAGTCCCACTGAGCGCAAGGACATAGGGCAGCTATTTGACAACTTTCTGGCTTGGAACTGGGGTACCTCTGGAAGAGATGACAGCTCAGCGAGAGAAGCAACAGCTCGTGAGATTAAGCAAAACGCTGTCAAACTCAAGACCCTACTCATCGGAGCAGCACAGAAGAACCCAACATTCGTTCGGGCCCTGGAAAACGCAACGATAGCAGCATACTCGCGGCTTTCTGCAAGGCTTCCAAAGACAGGGAAGTACTATAAAGGCGAGGACGGAAAGTATAGTAATGTCCCATCATCGACTGCATTTGCTGACAGTAAGAAGAAACTCTCGCTCGCAGTTGAGGTATACTACACGCTCTGGAAAGCTGGACTTATCGATCACACGGCCACAACGGGCATCAACCCAATCAACCTTTATACGGGTGAGTTTTACACTGAAGAGGTTCCTGAGACAGATAGTGTCACTCGGCTACTCAAAATCCCAACAAGTGGCATATTCACAGTCAACAAACGGCCGCGTGGAAGTTACTATCAGAGAACATTTACCGGTGTAGACGCGCAATGCTTGGCATCCACGGGGAACGTTGTCAGCAACCTTGATGGTCTCACCTCGATATCGTGGTCAGTTCACAGGGGTAAGTCAACGCCTCGCAACCTCGGGAGACCATCACCAGCTATACGATCAAGGGGAGCTCGTACGATTGCTGGGACGATGATATTCACGATTAGCGACCACCACCCGCTACTTGACCTGCTTCCACCCGATACAGCTTCGTTCAGGAAGCTTGAATTTGTAAACTCCCAGAAACAGTGGAGACCGGTCATCCTTTCAGACCAGCTTCCACCGTTTGACTTGACAGTGGTGCTCACCAACGAATATGGTAACTCAGCTATACTCATCATCTATGGAATCGACATCGTCGACGAAGGTAGCGTTCTATCTACTGACAACCTGCTGACCGAAGTGACCCTTCAGTACGTCGCAGTTGGAATGGATCCCATCCAGGAAGTAGGATACCAGGATGATGGTAGCTCAATCATTATTGACCCCTATGGTATAACGAAAGCTGGCGGTAGTGACTTCTTCAGAAGAAGAGAGGTTGTTATGCAGGGATTCTCCTACAGCGACTACGAAGAAGCTTATGATTCCTACTATAGATCAGCTCTTAAACTAAAGTGAGGGTAGCGTATGAATATGATACAGATCGTCTCGGCACACATTGACTACCTGGACAACGCTATTGTACGGTTGCACGACACACACGCCGGGAAGAGTTTGCAACCAGATGTGACTATTGCTCTTCCCGTACATGGTTCCATATCTATTGGGGCACAAGCATCTACACTCATACAGATTCCAATTGCACTAGAGAATCCAGCTTCCTACCGTCTTACCTATGTGATAGAGTCACCAATAGACACTGATGAGCCAGTTTATCTGCTTCCAAACAACAAAGCATATGAGAATATGTTTGTTTCCATCACCAACAACGATAGCAGTGGTGGAACGCGATCAAGCGGATTCCACATAGGGAGCGGAAGATGTTATGGTGAATTTAACATCCTGAACAACAAGCCTCAGCATAGAGTGTGGGGATTTTCAACACATGCCGAGAGAGATATAGCAGCGTATAGTAGCGTGTGGACGACATCCCGCGACTGGCAATTGTTTGGGACTATCTCGCTCATAACTCCATGCAGCTTCTCCGCCATTATCTGGAGGACAACATGAAAACAAGAGTAACGTGTCTCGACGACAATGGTGTGAAAGTTATTCAGGTAGGAGTTTCCGAAGGGGAGTATGAAGTCGAGAGTGCTCACCCGTTCTTCGGTAAGAGGGGGACGCTCACAACCAAACAGAGCTACCAGGACGTGCTGACCGAAGCAGTCAAACGCGTAGTAATGAAGCACTCTGCAGAGATCCCTGGTGAGGTGAATCTTACCGAAAGACTTTTCGACATAGCAACAAAGCCATCACATGTACTCATGATAACGTATGTACTGCAATCATATGTGACAAAAACAAAAGGGAGGGGTTAGCCCTCCCTTTTTCTATTGCTTACTGTTGACAAACGCTATTACGGTTGCCCTGAAGCAAGTATCTGAGGATTGACAGTGTAGCCAGTGCTGTCACTGTTGAAGTTGATAGCCTCTATGGAGTAGCTTTCAGCACCCGCTGTCCTGTCAGCTTCATTGACTGGTGTCCATGGAGTACGATGGAGCGCAATGAAAGTAGCCTGTCGCTCGTTGGTTAAGTCATCCATGGATATACCACCACCTTCGTTGATAATCTCAACACCGATGATTGCGCTCCATGCAGCCTGTCCATACTCGTTCTGGGCCACGAGCGTTATGTCAAATGGCCATACCTGGTCCATGTAGTCTGGATTGTGCTTCAACGATATAGCCGCTCCAGTATGAACACCAACCGACTGTGGCCGGAATAACCAGTCGATCTCGTCCTGATGAGCGTAGTACTGATGAGTATCATAGATCTCATACAGCGGCTCGTGATCAAACAAGACAAACTGTAGCGTTCCGGCTATACCTCGCTTGCCACGAGAGATCGATACTGGTCTACTCTTTCCGAATATGTAGACAGGAACCTTCTCCCGTGTAACTGAGACTGCTACACCTTGCAGGGTCATAACAGTCATATCGTCGAACATTGCAGTGATGTCAACACCACTGAATGTCGTGAATGTCGATACGAAATGGTCAGAAACTCTTCCCATGGGATCCTCCTTAGATTAGTCTTGCATCAAGTTAACATAGGTGAGTATGTCAACCCTGCGGATCTCAACAGCAGTGTCAATAACAAGCCTAATAGCCGTACGGCCATTTATGTAGCCACTTTGTGTTGGGATCAACTCAACGTAGAGATTGCCAATGGCGTCCGGCACAAGAACACTTACTGCAGAGTAGATATCCTTACGCATGGTAGTAAGGTACTGAGGTAGCCGAGGCTTACCAATGTATGGAGCTGCCGCTTCACGAGCAAGCGAAACAGCCAAGAAGACCGTGTCGCGTACGAACTGCCGTGCGTACTGACTTCTGCTGCTTGCCAGCGTCGGTGCATCGGCCCATATCATCTCTCCTGCTGCATTGAGCACGGCTACTGTATATCGCATGTCGTTCAGCGATGAGATGATGTCAGCGTTGAATATCTTAACACCGAGATCTCGAACTGAGGCGGGTACCTGCTTGTGAACTGCTGATTCCTTATATGTCAAACCAGCTTTGAAGCCAGCATAGATTGTAGCCGGGTTAGCGAAGTACTCTCGCCCGTTGTTAATGTTAGTGTTCCGATACAAGAAACACCCAACAGGTGCTTCGGCCCTGAACTCGTTAATCCCGCTTATGATGTTCGCAGGTCGTGTTAGGTCTGTAGCGGAGGTAACCGTCAGCTTTGTTATCCACTCATTGATCGCAGCTGGTGTTAGTACTGTCAGTGGTCTGACAGGTATCTCTACGTCGCACTCACCAGCGAGATTGGAAGAACGTTCAATGAACGGAAGAACAGTATCGTGAACAGATGCAGGAACAGTTTCAGGTAACCCTGTCTCCTGGTTGTATCCGCTCTCAACGTCATCGAGGTACATACCCATGATAACGTTATGCCTGCGAGGATAGAGGTCAATTGCTCGCAGAGCTTTCGTGAGAGCTTTCTTATACGCGTTCAGTGTCGATGGTATACCGTTGCTCCCGCCGCTCATTGATCCAGGTTGTACCTGACCAGTTGTCATGACTGTTCCGGTCGGTGCAGGGAGCTCGGGTTCGTGGCGCAGAACAACTGTTACCGTTTCTCCAATTGCAGGTAGCTGGGTCGGATCGCTGAACTCAATAGTTGCTGAGGCTTTGTCAACAATCGCTATCTGACTGAGTGGTATCTCTCGGTTGGCACTATATTCGACAGTTAGCTGGAATGGTTGGGCTGCACCGAAAACAATCTGGTCGCCAGCTATAAAGTAAGCTCTGTCGTTTCCTTCTTGTAGTTCTGAGCGCAGTTTTGCTTCAGTATATGCTACCTTGTAAGTGTAAGTGACAAAGTAGCTGTCACCGATAGACAAAGGACCAGCTATTGTAAGCACAGCAGTTGTCTCGTTGATTGTGTAGTCAGTACCCTCTGTGAGAACAGAGTAGGTCGTTGATCCATTCCGCTTCACTTTGACAACAACATCATCAAGACCATACGCAGAGTTCCACCCAGGGACAGATGCACAGTTGAGAGTTACGTTTTTGTTGGTGACACCTACGAGTGTAGGACCAACAGTTAGTACCGCCTCATTGTTAACGGTTCGGTAGAATGCACTGATAGTCGGAGTGCCAGCATCCAGGACCTTATCTGGCACTGCTGAGAGGGTTTCTGTGAGAATCCCTGCTTCAAAAGTGTCTGTTACTGAGCCTGGAACGTATGCCCGCATGATCCCAACAAGCTTATCACCCCATGATCCGCCACCAATGTTGTACGCTGTTACCGCGCCGCTGTTTGAATCAGCCTCTATTGTTATGTCTACAGAACGTTCAATTGGAGTGTAAGATGCGATAACCTTTCCTGACAGAGCGCTGGAAGCGTTGATACGATCAACGAGAGTTGACACATTGTTGATGACGTTAGCACCTACAAGTGTTGGAGAAATCTGGAACGTTGCTGTAGAACCGTCGGTCAGTTCTATTGATAAGTATGCTGGGTCTCCATTCTCATCTGCACTTACTCTAACAACAGAGCCATTCAGTTCAGATGACTCACTCACTGACTCAATTGTAAGCGAGTATGCTGGATGTGTTGTCCCGTTGCTGTCAACAACAATTGTAGCTGCCATCTCGCCACTTCCGCCTTCATACTCATAGAGCGAGATTGACGACCTTGACACATAACCAGCGCGAATCAGGGCAACTTCGACATTGCCTACAGCTGAGTCTGTAAACTCATAAAAACCTCGTACGAGAGATGTGTCAAATCCAAGTCCGGTAATCACAACATCGCCGAACATCTCTCGAACGTCCATACCCGGTTCTATTCGAACAGGAGTATCGACAGGACCCTTGGTAGCTGTCCCTATGATAAATGTAGCATTAGGAGATATACCAGTTGGAACCTGTGGTGTCCCCCGGTCTATTATCTCACTTCGGATGCCATTGAAGCTATCGTTAGCCATTGTTGCCTCCTTCAAGATCTGTTAATTACTGCAGCTTCGATTTCAGGAGTGATTTCATCGAGTGGTCCAATCACTGTAAATTCTTCTGTCATAAACCAGTACCGTGTTATCCTTTTCACAAGACCAGACTTTGTAGTATCATTCTCTGTTTCGTAGAGCCAATCATAGTACACCATCTTCTCAACGCCAAGCCTGAGGAACTCACTTTCACATGTAGTCATAAACACATCAAACATGTACCGTAACCTCTCAGCCTCATGTGGCGTTGGAGCGTATACTGTAAACCGGACAAGAGACTCATACCGCCGCATCCTGATGTGATAGTACTTTCCATCCTCCCCCTTGACCTCGCCAACGGACCGAAACTTCCAATTCCTCCGCGATCCAAATGGTGGATCAGTTGAAGCTGCTGATCGTTTTTCGACTTCGAAAACGATGCTGCGGGGAACCTTAACATGCGGTGAAGCATCAGTTACTTGCCCTCCACTCAAAACATCACTCGGGTATATAATATCAGGATGTTTCTGTGTTAGCACCACTTTTTCACCAGAGTAGTTGTTGTTTACAAGCCACTGTTCAAAAACTGGTCTGATAGAGTAGAGGAAGTCGATGATATTTATCCTACCAGGAAGCCTCTGGTATTGGGGGATAAGGGAGATCGTATCGCTTATCTCTGGAGCATAGAGAAGGCGGCGCTCTTCTATCCAGTCGTCGTATGAAAACGTCGTGTTAATGTACGATTTCACATTACTTGTAACAGCCATCAGTAATCTCCTTGCCTGCGTTCTCCTAGAAGTAGGAACCCCTCGCTCCGTCCATAGTCTCCGGTAATCTTGTGCACGTATGTTATTACCATATGGTCTATTGCAACGAGTGGTGGACTTGGCCGTTCAATAGAAGCATACCTATCAATCTCATAGACCACATCACCGATCATCGGAACCCTCGGTAGCTCACTAGAAAACGCGATAGCATAAACGTGTTTAGTAGCCAGGTCAATCCCTGATAAGAAATCCTCCTTATCAGTACCCAGCGACCTCGATACACCGGTTGAGAGTGATGCACCAGGCCTTGATATAGCTCGTACGATAAAGTCATCATAGTTCCACTTAGGACCCCCGACAGCTTCATTGGTAGACGGGTTCCAGTACTGACTGTAGTCGCCAATTCTCATAATCCTGAGAACTATCCATCGTGCTTGCGGGAGAGTCCGCGCATCGCCGTAGATAAGTGCGTTAATCTCGTTTCTCAGGTTTATCCACATTACCGATATATCCCGTATAGTTTCGTCTCTCTATTCATCCATACTCGAGACTTTATTGTGTCGACAATGTCATTGTTAACGCCAAGAAGCTCTGCTGCCTCTTTCATACAGTCATCAATAAGCCCTCTGGCGTCTTTTAGTTTCTCATTCTCATAGACAACTTGTGTTGAGAGAAGTGACCGGCTCTTCACTGACCCAGAGAGGGCTCGTCCAAAGATAAAAATGTCTCGAAGGATTGAGCACACGATGTAGTCAAGTGCTGACTGTAAGAGATCTTGTGGAACTGAAACACCGTTACGGTAGTGATCAAGCATGATAGACTTCTCATGAATGACTTTCATAAGTTCGTAGTTAGGAATAGGGAACTCTGCGCCTTGGGAGAAAATAGCAAACTTTCTCCGAACCCCATCAACAGTAGCATACAGAGGTGAGAGCGGACCCATAAACCTTAATGAGTAGCCGGTACGGTCTGGTGACTTATCACTCACCGTCAGGAATCCTGGCTGCAGGGTCATAGTGACTTCTCGATTAGTCGTGTCAAAGACTTCAGAAAACTGTATCCCAACCACATTGTTCTGGTACACGATATTGAATGGGATATCACGATCACTGAATGGGTCAGGATCTACTGGAAGAATAGTGTACGAAAGGGTTATCGCCCCTGGCGGGATAGATCCACTGACTACAGTGCCATTACATGCTAGCGATATTGTGTCAAGTGAGCGAACTCCAATCCCCTGATCAGGAGGTATTGACGATATAACGCAGGAGTACCTTGACTCAGATGGAGCAACAAAAACATCATAAGAAGGTCTAAATGTATCTGTCCCATACGTATCATCTGCGTCTATCAGTGTAGTGGCCACCTCACCAGACAGGATGGTAATCGTTGGAGTAGCTGGCGAATATCCGGAACCAACCGCGATATTCAGGACATAGTTGCTGGAAAGTGCTGAGCCACTAGTACTCTTCACTCCATTGGATCCACCAATAACGATAAGAGTATAGTAGTTATCTGGCTCAAGTGTAGCAGTTACGACTACTTCTAACCCATTAGAGCTAACTGTGACAGTCCGAGCGACTTGTGAGTAAAAGACCGTTCTAGTGCTATTGGTCCTGTACAGCACAAAGAAGCTGTCGCTGACATAACTACCCTCTATAGGCTCGTCGAACCGTACGACGATACTATCATCGATGTAAATCTTAACCGACTCATCAGCAGGGTACGTTGATATGATATTCATACACTATGTTCCTATGCGAGTTCTTTGACCCTGGCACGTAAGACTTCAAGAAACGCTGCCCGGTTCTTCTCCATCAATTCTACATCAATGCACCGATTAAGGAACTCTGTGCTCATCACCTTTCGTACAGCAAGCTTGAACTTATCAAGAGACAGCTCGGAAACAAAAATCCGTGCATCGATAGTCCGCTGATCGTTAGCTAATCTGTACGTGTTTTTCCGCTGGTAGTACTCCTTATCCTTCTCAAGCTTGTCAGTTAGCATGATAACCCCGAGCTTAAGACTGTGCATAAGATCGACGTATGCCTCTTTGGGAAGGCCTTTCGGGACCTTATATGTAACGTCACCGCTAAACGCGCTTAAGGTAAACAGCTCCACTTCTCCTTTTTCCTTGTCAAGGTAATCGAACTTGTAGAACGGAGTCCAGGGTGAGAGTCGTATGATCTTTCCCACAAGGTCTTCTGGCAGCATATGCTCAAGGTCATTCACAGAGTTGTTGTCAGAGCTCTCGTGAAGTTCTTCAGGCTTATGGGAGTCTATAACAACCTCTTCACTTTCAACTTGCTCGAGTATCTGTTCTTCAGACATAATCCCTCCTAGAATTGTAGTATCAGTACCTATCATATCATATTATAGTACACCACGAGCCGCAGGGTCGCTGCGGCTCGAAGTGCAAGACACCTAGACTACTCTATCTTACAGGAATTTATAATCAGCGCTAGGTGAGCTAAGAGAAACACTGTTGGTGTTGATGAAGCTGTAGTTCTTGTCAACAACCGCATACTTGATCACGCCAACGCCACGACCCATTTCCTGCAGAGCCATGCCGTAGCGCTCACGAACTTTCATATAGTTAACTTCTCGGTCAGGATCGTTCCAGCGTTCCATAACTGGGTTTTCCTTCTGCAGTATGAGACCACACTTCTGGCTGTCAGCCAGGATGATGTTGGTAGCATACTTACCATTGGCTGGGGTAACACCTTGGGATGCTGTCTCGCTAGAGACCTTGAAGAATGGTACGAGCGGAGAGGTAATAACCTTCACAGCAGCACCAGTTACTGCATTGGTTGCAGTGTAGGTAGCTCCAAATGGAGTCAGGTTAGGATATGAGTAGTATCCTATACCCAGCTTACCAAACACACTGTCAACAGGGTTCGCAACACCATCGGTAGCACCGGTTGGCACGCTTGAACCAAACTTGGACAGTGTCGGACCAAACTGACCGAACACATCACCCCATCCAGGAGCAGTCGCAGGAACATAGGTGATATTGCGGAACGCAAGGTCACTCAGCTCCTTGTCCCTGGTAAGCATAATCCAGGCAAATGGGTGAATGAGTAGCGTGTCAGCATTGTATCCACGTGTGTTCATCCATGTCAGCGCAGCCAACAAGTCCTCGATGGTGAGTGTTCCATTGAACTTCCCGTCAATTCCGCGACCAGTCAAACTACCCAGCTGAGAGTTTGCAGGCTCATGATTGTCTGCCAATACCCAGCCGGAATTCTCGTTCAGGAGGTTAACTGCAAGGTACTCTTTCTTGTTAGCAAGAGCTACTGCAAGATTCTTGAGTAAGAATGCGACAAGGCCCCAGGAGTCTTCCTCCATCATCTCAGCAGTTATCGGTATCTTGGCACCATACTTCTTGATTTCGACTGCCAAGCGATATGCCTGATCGTTCATCGATGGGGAAGCGTTAGGAAACTCTGCCCCTTCTGGAACTTCCTCCACATTTGATGGGCCAAATGTCCTGAATATGAACTGTGCCCCCTGACGGGTAAAAGGAACAGTAGTGAACAGATTTCCAGTTACCACGTTCGCAGGCATAATTGCCTGTGCCAGAAACACTTCAACTGCTGCGTAGAAGATCTGCGAGAAATCTTTCGATGTGATCATATCTCTCACAGATACTTTCTCATCCCCGAAAGAACCGTGGTGAAATGCGTTGAGGACACGGGCTACAAGCTCTTCGTCACGCCGTACGACTTCTGATACGAAATCTGGTCTGTATCCCCCGTCAGCATCAACTACTTCTATACCTTTTGCCTGGGCTACTCGTGCCTCGGCATCTAAAGAATCCTTCACACTATATGAGTGAAGGTGTGATAGCAAACTTCTCATGTACATCCTCCTAAATTGTAGATTAGTAACCGAAAGCAACGTCTATCAAACCATAGACGATTCTGCCGGTTAATCCGCTTGCCAGATTGACAACGGTAAAGAAATTGTTGCGCACGTTAGCTGGAGTTGCTGAAACACCAGTGAGGTCAGTCAGCGCGCGGTATCCAAAGTCGAACAACCGTGTGCTCAATCCAGCGGTAGCTGTACCGTGAATCTTGCTTCCGGGGAATGTGTCAACAATCTCGTCAAGGTCCTTAACAGCCTGTGAACGAAGAGATACGATCTTACCGAAGTTCTGGTTGCCACTTGCGATAACAAACTTACCGCGTTTGTTAACTTGTAATGCGGCGCCAGGAGCAAACACGTCAAGATCTGCATCGCTTCCTAAATCGTGTGCCTGAAGTGCGTATACGAACTGGTGGTAGCGGCCAACATCATTCAGGAACGCGTTTACAGCCGCAGCGGTTGGAGAGTCACTCATGTTCGCGGCGATTGATATGAACGGAATTGTGAGGTACCCTTTGGTGCATACTGAAATAGCAGGGTTTACTGGGTTAAACCCGTGATAGCGCTCGCGAATGTCTCCGAATGACCTCTGCAAGAGTATACCCAAAGGCTTGCTTGCATCCACTACAAATGTGTCATTTATGGTGGGCACCGTGCCAGAAGTGGTCAAGATACCGGCGTCACCGTCAATAGAACCGTAGCTGTGTGATACGGAGCCACTTGTTCCATTGCAAGGGACTAACAGCCCTACAGTGTCTGTGTCGTACAGGTAGCTGTAAGGTTTCTGATATGCAATGCCATCGACGCCGATGGTCACGTACATATTACCGCTTACGTCGATACCGGTGTCTGCTACCTTGATGCCATTAAGTAGCGCATAGCTGCCGACAGGAACTACCGATACGATATCGCCAGCACTCATAACGACAGGAGCCTGGCTTGAATTTTCTACATACAATGCTGGTAAGTACTTTACAGGGTAGAACTTACCTATCACATCTTTCTGCTCATAGCGAGCAACGTCTTCCATTGTGCTTAGCAGGACAAGACTGGAATCCTCCTTGAGAGGCTTCACTCCGCCGTAAACACCGTTTACAGGATCAAATCTTATTGCCATACTGCTTCATCTCCTTATAGCTTGATTTTAAATGGCACGAGGCCATTGCTCTTCTTCTCACTTGTCACCGGCAGCCGTCGAGACCGAATGTACGCTGAAATGTCACTCGATCCTCTCGAAGCTGTCTGACCGATATCATTTGCAGGCTGAGACAGTAGAACGCTCTCGGCATCAGCGTTGGCTTTCTCTTGTTCAGCAGCGTTCGTATCATTCTCTTCAATCGCGTCTTGGTCATTTGACTGACTCTCATTGCCCCCCGAATCTTCTGCTGCAGCTCCCTCAGGTTCTTCTGGAGCAGCGTTATCGGTTGCTGCTTCTGCTGTGGGATCATCTGTCAGAACGGGAGTATCACTCTCACCTTCAACATTATTCTCCTGGGCATCATCGGTACTATCATGCGTCTCTATATGGTCTGGTCTTTCTGCCTCAGTTAGTGCTGAAAGCTCTATGACTTTTTCAGCAAGGCTTGCTATAACTTTTGCCATGAGAAGTGCATCCTGTACACTTATGGTTATAGTCTGTTCACTTGGTTTGTTGTTTCCATTCCTATTATCAACAGTCATTGTTTCTTCCTCCACGGTTGAATCTTTCGACACTGTGGTACGACTAGCTGTGTCTTTTACGTATACACTGCTGTCAGTTTTGTAGAATCCTATATAACCGATGTTTGCATCAGTATCAGTTACCGTTGCTGTTGCTTCAGAGCGAAGGTCTGTCTGATTCATACTATCTGCAACTACCACAGTGCTAATGAACGCTTGTGGGTCAGCAGGATCTACAACCATCGAGAGTTCTTCAAACTCTGGATTTGAGAATATATAGTGACATACTTTCCCATCATACTGCTTTCCCGGAACGTGATCACATTCAAACTCACCATCCTTGTTCGGTACCAAAGGCTTTTTCTTACAGATACTGCATGTGACCTCTTCTCTCGGGAAGAGTGCCCCTATAGACACATTGATAATGCGGCGGTCTATAATTGCATCTATGACATTACTACCATCAGGAAGCTTTGCTGTAGCTGGTATGTATGCCCCAACAACAACAGATCCGTCACCAACTCCTATTGGTGTGTTTACCTTACCCTTTCTGAACTCAGCGTAAACAACGCGGCCAAGAGCAACATCGTTTGCGTCGAAGTACGGAGAAAACATGTCAGTGGCTGTCTTGTGATTCAGCTTGAGTGGTTTCCACGTAGGAGTGTAGAATGACTTTACAGCTTCTTCCATCCCTTTGCTCGAATAGACATGTGCTTTCAGGTTTGGTACCCCAGTGTGGGTAGCTTCGATAACGGCTACGTACCCGGCGGGGAGCCCAGCATCTTTAACTGCTTTCGTTACTTGATCAACAACGAACTTGTCGCGTTCTATATCCGCTGCTTTCGGCTTTCTGCTCATCACCAGCGAGTAATTTGATACGATAATGTCACCCATTACACACCTCTCTTATCGATTCATTATATACATAAAGGTCGCTCATGGCACAGCAATTTCACTTTGACCGCGAAATTTTACTAATGAGCGTTTCAAGACCATCTACAACAGAGCATTCTACTGCAACCTGCATTACTGAAAGTGTCTCAGCTTGGCTGATTCCACTACATGAACAAAGCTGCATAAGTATAGCCATCCCCTCACCATCATTGGGAATTATGCCATCGATTGCCATGACGTAGAACTCACGAACAGTATCTAGATCACCCATATTTGCATCAGACTTCTTCTTGAAGCAGTTGAGAGCTTTTGCCCGCCGATAGATACACGCCCGTATCTTATCCTTATCACCGGGGCCTTTGTATCGGCCAAGTAGCGAGAGTGCGGCTCGTACATGCTTGCAGTCTGGAACGGGAAAGCTTCTGTTTGGTCCACAGAAGACAGAGCTCGGCAGCTTCTTCCGCTCTTCAGACGATAGTTTCTTATCGGTAACTGTAGTACTCATACTGACCTCCTAGTCCTTTCTGCTTCCTGGGGCACTTTTCTTGCCGTACTGATTTTGTGGTTGGTTGAGTGTTGGGTTAATTTCCCAGTCAGTCGGGGATCCCTTTGCTTTCGCGAGTGGTATCTGTACCCGGTTGAGGTATGTGTCGAGTCTATCTTCCTCAGTCATCGGAGGTCGCTTAATCATCTTTCTTGCTTCTGCATGTGACACTATATTACCATGGTACAGGTTCAAGGTGTTATTCGCTTTCTCTATCATCCTTCCCAATGTCATCTCGTTAAATTCGAATGTTACTAACGGGTCTCCTACCGGGTCGACAGGGCTCACACCAATGTTTGTGAGTATATCACAGATAAGCTGATATGTAAGGGCACTTTCTATAATGCTGCCGATATATGCGCACCGATCAGCAAGACTGTTATCGTGTGACTCTGATGTTGCCCGGTTAGCAGTGTCACCCTCACCGACAATCACACCAGAGGTACCGGATCCTATAAATATCCTGTCCTTGAAATGCTCTATATATGGCATGAGGTTGGAGACAGCACTCTGCAGTGTAACAGACGTGATTGATACCCGGTGGTCTGTTGTGATAACCCCATTTGGAGCCATAGCAGCGATAGCATTAGCAACAGCTGCGGTTTCACCACGACGGCATGGCTCTTCAGGTGTTCCAACCTTTGCATGGAGGAGCGGTGAACTATATTGGAATGAGAGGATCTCGACACTCTCTTCAAGACTTCGCAGGGTAAGGATGTCATCGATGATCTGCAGACAGGGTGGCTCTGGATATACGTCCTTCCCGGCATCAGTGAAGAAGCCAATGATACAGTTCTCCACTGGTATCATACCTTCGGTAGACTTCTTTTGTGGTGTAAGCAATCCTGTGTAGTTCTGCTCATAGACATACTGAATGCGATACGTTGAAGAGTCGACAACAAACATCATGTCTCTCGGTGAGATCGGTCTGAGGAAGGATAGCTGTTTTACATTGCCTACCGATTTCCACTCCTTGACCAGGACGAAGAATCCATACTTGAGGAGGTCAGAAGCAATTCTCGACAGACTGTTAGTAAACGAATGTTTAGTCTTTGTCTGGTATAATGTTATCACTTCTCGGACAGCCTTGCCATAGACCTGCTCTTCTGAAACGATATAGTACCCATTCCTGAGGAGTGTCTCGACCTGTCTTCCGATAGAACGAGAGAAGTAGCTTTCAACTCTATGGAATTTATCGATCTTCTCGTAGTCATAAGGTGTGGTGACAATCGTAAGGTTACTATTTCCACTAAGTGGCTTGACTTCCTGTCTGACGCTGAAGAAGTCTGTCGTTCGTGTATACCGGTCCCCACTATCTTTCACGCTCTTTCTGACCGTTAACCCTCTTCCCTTCTCTGGTAGTATTGGGATAGCCCTTCGAGAACTGGAACCCCTGAGCGTGAGTTTTGTAGTGGCAGGAAGTGGATTCGTATCACTGTTCTTGAGAACCTCAACAACCCTGCGTTCAATTTCAGCACGGATAAACTCTTCTACATCAGCGTCTACGGATTTCTGATAGAAAACAGATCTAATCTTCTTGATAAAAGACATCATGCACCTCGTAGTATATCAAATATATGCAAGAGTGACTCCTTAACCTCAGCAATGGAAGTACCGCTCTGTGTCTCGAGTACCTGTGCAAACTCTTTCAGCGTTTTCGGTCTCACACCAGCTCCCGTTTCAATCATATCAAAAGTCTTCAGGGATTGCACGACGATATCTTCGGCTACCCCAGCAAGAGGTCCAAATGAACGAGATATTGTACCTGGCATATTGTCGATGTTACCCCTTTCCTCTTCAGACACAGGAAACTCATTCCCCACGAGGGAAGTTCTCATTTCAGTAAGCTCACCAAACTCCATACCGACTTCTGACAGTATCTGATCGATATCACGTATCTGGTTATACTGTTCATTCATTTGCTTATTCACGATCTCGTCAACGAGCTCAGATGGATTGTAACAGTCTTTCAGACCGAGGATGAGGTTAATGAGGCTATCAAGCAGTCTTGAAAGAGCTTCGAGAGTAGAAAGCCGTGTTCGAGAAAGGTATATATCATTGATCAGTGTAAGATCATTTATGGTAAAATCTATGAGTCTCATGATACTGTTAACAATAGAGAACTTGAGGTTATTGAGGTTACACACAAGAAAGTCAAAGAGACGGTCTATACCAAAACACTCATTTGCAAGAGCGAGACGAACTTCTGGTATCCCCTGTAAGCCGCTGAGCACGGTGTCGATAGGCATAAGTAATGCATCCATGAATTGTGCTAGACCATTAGCTATCGTAATCTTGATCAGCTCCCACATCTCCTGGAGTGGTAGTCGCAGTCCTTGGAGCAGAATTGGTCTACTCAGGGAGTTGATGTAGGTGTCTATAATGGCTTTAATTACCTTAAGGATTGCAACAAACTGTTGCACTTCGGCCGACTTCTTGATCTCAGTAGCCCACAGTGCTCCCATCTCGTGGCGTAGGTTTTCAGCAAACACTTGGAAGTCCTGTACCTCACCGGTGCCATTGCAGACAACGCAGGTCACATTGTTCTTCATACCTGTCCCACCACAATTGTAACAGGAAACCTTCTTATCGTTGCAGAGATGCCCATGTGTCTGAATCAATCTGCGGATCATTGTTGAGGCAAACACAAGAAGGTAGACCCAACAACAGAGCTGTCTTGATGACCCCCACAGGGTAAGATTCGCTGTTCCAATGACAATCCTGTCAGCAATATCTACCAGACCACCTACACCTTGGTCAAGTAACTTGAGAGTGTCTGCGAGGTAACTTATAGCAGGGGAATTGCTAGCCTCAGGACTGCCAATAACAATCGGTGGATCAGCTGATTCCTTCATCCATCTTCCAGCATTCTGATTAATAGCGTTTATGATATCTTGTTCAGCAGTCGTCGAGTCTTTCAAACTGTAACCGAAACAATCAAATGCTCCTTTACCATACTTGAAGTTCGTGTACTCATACGACTTCTCCCCAAGGATACTTGTTACATGTCGTGACATGATCGTGGCACTATCAGCATTGTTGATAGCATTGTTAAGGGGCCCGATATTCTGATACCCATTCAGGCCATACCTGGATTCTCCTTTGCTGGTAAGGTAGTCGGCAACAACCTTCGCTTTTGCTTGCTCCTCAGGGGTTGGAGTGCGGTCGTTATCCACGTTCTCATATGAACAGATACGCCCGTTCATATAGCCGATTGGATCGAGTTCGGCATCAATGGCTGCTTGGAGGCATGCTGTGTATGAGAACTTCTGCTCATAAAATTGCCGGTTGTCAAAGAAGATAGGTTTTGTCGTACAACATTCGATCTGCTTGAACGAGAACTGCTTTTCGAGATCGCTACTTGTAAGAGCAGTAGGACACTCGACAGGCGTTATAGAAGGATTCTTTCTACACGAGTAACCAACAACACTAAGGAGAGATCGTTCAACTCCCTTTAGATAGTCAGAGATCTTGTCACCGATACAAAACTCAAACCCGAACCTCTTCCCCGCTACTTTCCAGCGTTTGCCTATCTTGAGCTTCCCCCTGAAGAAGCTGCACAAGTAGCCTACTGTATAGTAGATAGCAATAACATATGACACCTTAAGGACAATGACCAGTAATTTAATCCCATACATCAGAATTCCGTGCTTACCGAGATAGCTCCTCCCACTCAAATCACGGTTCATTCGTGCTGCAATAGCTTTCGTGTCGAAGTTGACAAGCGCCTCAGAAAGCTCGTAGTCATTCTGGCTGTCAAAATATCCGGCAGCGCGATAGATACATTCCTTCGTCTTGTTTGAGAGTGTGAACTCTGGCGATACTGCATCAGGGTCCTCATCTCTGGAAGGGAACTCTATCCCTGTCAGATCAGTGATATAGGCAAGGATATATGGTGGCGCGTCCCCGACATATCCATCTATATCGGCGATAGATAGTTTTAACAGTTCTCTCGCTCGCTGTTTGAGAATTGTAGCGTTTCTAGCATGTTGTTCAAATGTTGGTACCCAGGCCGCATAGGGATCGGGAATCTCATCAGCAAGGACTTTCGTTGGATCGACACTTCGTGGTACGCCGGGAGAGGTGAACCCCCTCTCGGGGGGATTGATTGATGGACGATACAGAAAGTCGTTGCTAGAGTTGTCTTGTCCGTCTTGTATAGCCATGTAAACCTCGCGTGCGATGTGTTTGCATATTATTAGAATCTAGCTGTCGATAGTAAAAGGGCATGCTGCTCTCGTTGTAGTTACGTTCCAGTGTTAGCTGTGATGACGCGATGATGCTGGAAAAGTCAACAGGTGAGTCATGGACACCGACCTCGCGCATGTACTTTTCGTATCCATGGATACAGACATGAAGAGCGCTGAGTGAATGTGAATCATCACTATATATAAAACCGCCATCGCTTGCTTTTCCTTTCCTTCTGAAGTTCCGTATCTCTGCACCGAGATTATTAGTCTCTTCTTGTGGAAGTGCAAGCTCTGTTTCAAGGTACTGACCAAGAAGACCGACGATCCTAAACTTAGTCTTCACTTTCATGTACTCTTTCCGCTGGACTTCACCAGTCACCGGTGAACGGTACTCAACCGATATCGTTTCATACGTGTTTGAGTCAACAACGTTTAGTACTCTCCCAACATCGTATCCCTTGTTAGCAAGCTCTAACCGCAATAACTCTATCTGAGTCGCCCCGTACCCTTCATCAACACTTATGATAGCATAGTTGTTAGCTGTCATTAACTCGACTACTTTACTAACAGCGGAAAGCTGTGTATATTCTTCATACGCGATGACAATGTGACGGGTAAGTAATAGCTTTCCCCACATTCTGGTGAGTTCGACGATGCGAACTCCATTCTGAGGAGTGTTCCAGTCAACCCCAAGAAACTTTAACCCATTCCGGTACTCAGCAGTCTCAAGAATGCTTTCCAGCGTCGGATATATGCCGTTGTGTGCCCATCGCGCAAACGCAGAGTCGACTACCTCTTTCTTATAAACTGCCCCTTTCGGCTCGACAAACTCAGCCAGTACCTCAAGTTTCCACGATATCTCATCATGAATAGACGCTCTTAGACGTGGTTCGATGAGTTCCCATTCTTCGTCAAGAGTAGACGGAATATGAAACTCAACACCATCTTTATAGTCATCTCTTGCACACTTCTCACAGAACTTCTCAAACCAGCTTCCAGTTATCCCAGATGGGGTAGAAGAAGCCCATAGGCGTATTGATGGATTACGTTTTAGGATACCACTGATAACCGGCCAAGCCTTATCTGGCATGTAATCTGCCTCATCGACGTAGATATCAGTCGCGAACTGACCTCGAGCCTTATCTGGATCCTTATTCATAGCAAAGAAGTATACCTTGTTGCCGTTTGTAACATACACAGCATGGTCGTACTCTTCGTCGACGCTGCCGCTCGCCCTTTTGTTTCGTTTCTTCTGCGATAGCATAGTACCGATCTCGGTGTTCTTGGTCATGTTACTAATAAGAGTGAGCATACGGTTCATGAGTGGAAGGCTGGTTACAAACACAAGAATGACAACATTCTTTCGGAACACAAGGTTGTGAAGGATGTCAACGACCATGTGGACAGTCTTTCCAAACTGGCGTCCTACACGAATAGCTCTGTCCTTATGATTTGAACGTAGTAGTGGCTTGAACGCAGTCTTTACCCTGAACGTAGTGTCACCGGTGTCTGGATGACGGAGGTTACGCTCAGCCCATAGGACTGGATCGTCAGCCTCTTCAATGATAGTAATCGCCTCATCGTTGCCAGTCTCTCTTGCAACCTGGATGATTTCTCGTTTCAGCTCATCGTCAATTTTATACATGGGTGAGTAGTCTTGATCCTATCATGGTATAATATCTCTAATTATACCATAGGGGAGCTTATGGAACGATTTAACAAGTTCAAGGATAAGACCATCTCAGTGGTTGAAGGATCTATCGGTTCGCGTGGATATGGGCTGTTCAGGTCAACGACATCACGAATGGTCGGGAAACAAACATCTTCGACCTTGCGGGCTGTAGGCAATCTAGCATATGGGAGCCTTGGAGCTTCGTTAGTAGTGATGGCGGCTTCTGGAGTAAATAGGAGACTTCTCGGGATGGGTTCAACAGCAGCGCGGGTCTATGGTACCAGCAACAGCTTTTCAGGTCAGCTCGGGTTTCGCAACACATATAGAGCAGTCAATGCTGGCGTTAGCGGGATCAAGTTCTCGTTCAGAGGAAAACGGTTAAGCTGATGGACTATGCATCGTTCATAAATGGAATATGGGAATATCAACCTTACGAGGACCGGGTTGAACCACAAAAGGAACCCCCTACAGTAAGAGACTTTGTATCATCAGCGATAAAACTTGAGCTGGCAGCAAATGCTATCAGGTTCGGTCTGGGAGGATTTCTCGGCGTTGTTGGAGCAACTACTCCAATAAGCGCTACGTTTGACAGGTCTAGACAAGCGTTTAGGATGCGAACACTGTGGGCTGGTGGGATGATACCCAAGCTTATCGAGTCTCTCGATCCTGTACGCAGGAAAGAGTATAAAGCCGCAGCGAAAGAATTCTTCTCTAAACCGAACAGGTCCCTGTTAAGTACACTGCGAAGAGACTTCGTTCGAGATCCTGCGCTTACAAAACATTTCAGCGAACGCCCCTATGACTTCCTTATCGGAACAGAAAAGAATTACACAAAGTTCAGGGAAAAGTATACATTCGGCTTTCTTGGAAACCGCATTGTAGCTCCCGCAGACTTCCACAATACGATGCGCGACATCCTCCCAGATGATGTCTACAGAGCCCAGTATAAGAAGCTGGACAAAGTGTTTAACAAGTATCTGACAGCACTGCGTCAAGACAAAGCTGCGATGAGAGAGTTCGAGAGCCATGTTGCCAGAATGGCTGGCATTAGAGATGTAGCAGCAAAGGGGGGAATATCCCTCTTTGAGGTTACCAGTGGAACGAAAACCGCACAGAACTCACTCCTGAAGATGGTACCAGCACTCGGGAGACCGATAGCCCGGGTATCTCTACTCAAGGAAAAGATAGGTGTTCGTATACCGTGGAAGTTGAGAGCAGCAACAGGGGGTCAGTGGAAGCTACGAGAAGCTAATGCCGTACATACAGCATTCATAAGGACACTTGAAGAAGTTGCCCCACAGACTGCTGCGAAGGTAGCAGAAGGTGGCATAGAAGCGGGGATTGTAAAAGACTACGCGATGCGTTATGTCAATAGGGTTGGATATGCACGGTTTGCAAAGCTTTCTGCAGCTGCATACTGGCTGCCACAGCTAGCTGTCGGTGTAGTGGGAGCAGCAGCGAGAACGCCGTTAAGCTTACCATATGCGGTTGCTCGAAAGATAGAGAAGGTAAGAAATCCAGAGTTTGGGAGAGATATCATGATGAATTCTCGGATGGCCACCGAGAGGCAACGCGCGGTAATGGCCATCCAGGATGCTCAATACAATGCGCGCTACCTCTTAGGGAATGAGGCTTCCCTGTACCATTAATTGCTATTTGGAGGGTTTCATAAATTCCAGAGCAATAGATAACTGCTTATATGATATACTATTGAATAGTAAAAATTGCTATAACAAAAAGGAGTGTTTGTATGGGAAATAAGAAACCGAAAGAAAACCAGAACAACGAAGACTACATCATGATACCGAACGAAAAGTTCGTCGAGATTGGTAAGGCCATCACATTGCTTGTCGTCGAGATGATCGCAGAGAATGCTATCGGGAATGATGGTGCTGAAACCAAACGAGGAAGAGGAAGACCAAAGAAAAATGTCGACATTGAAGAGAAACTTGACCAACCAGCAAAGAAGAAGATATCAGTGCGCGTGAGGGGGTAGTATGAGTGATATAGACTTCCTCTCGATTGATCCAGTGACTCGCATGGCGGCCATATCATTCAAAAGTTCCCAGGGCAATGAGGTGCTTCACATCAGTGAGTATACGTTTAAAGCCCTCTTCGGCCATTGGGACGTTGATAAGTATGGTCCCATTGATTCGCAGAAGGTACGGTTTAAATCGGTTGCAGAAGAGAAAATCAAGGACCCGATAAGCTGGTTTGAAAACGCAGCAAACGACTACGAACGACGGAGGGCAGCTACTCCCCGTGAAAGAAAAGACATTAGCTAAGAAGACAAGGATACACTCGATAGGTGATCTCACACCACTGGAAGACCCTGTAACTGTTTCAGTGGAAAGTGAGTCACCTGTCAGCTTTCTCAAGAACCCTGATGAAGTTGTTCCTCATAACGAGATACCTGAGACTCTCCGCAAGGCTATCATTGAGACTTATGGGGGGGAGATCTTTTACGGACGAGAATGGACTCGAGGGAAGCTGCGACGCTTACATAAGGCTATCGTAGCTCCCCGAGAGAACCTTACTAACACTACAGCCCAGATATGTTCACCTTCATGTAGTCAGAAATCACACTGTCCATACGATATCATTGGTATGGCACCTGTTGGTGAACGTTGCCCAATCGAGCTTAAGATAGCTCAGCTTTCATACCGTGAGTATGTAAAAGCAGTAGCACTCAGACTTAACATCAGTGAGGAAGATGTTGTTAACGACATAATTCTTCACAATCTCATATCAGGTCTGGTAGAGTCTGACATGATCGAGGCTCGCTTAAATGCCAAGATTGCCAAGGAAGGGTTCGTGACAGATGTTCCAGTGGTTGTCAATCAGCAAACTGGGGAAGTATACATGCGAGAAGACGAGTCTGTTGCAGTGAAGATAAAGGAGAGGGTAGCTCGTAGAAAAGATCAACTATATCGTCAGCTCCTAGCTACTCCTGAAATGGAGGAACGATATCGAAAGAAAGGAACAGATGACTCTGCTCAGCGCGCTGCTGACGCACTCGAGCGCCTCATATCACTTGTTGAGGAGAGGAAGAAACTAACATCAAATGGCTAGGAGAGACGAAACTCAGCAATGGAAGCGACCGCTATCTCCTTCCACCTTGAAGGAGATGCAGAGAAGCCCGATAAACTTCATCCTCAAACGTCTGGACTACACTACCAGCGGTACTGGGCCTGTAGTACCAGTAGGATACTCGATACACTCTGTGATGGAAGAGGCCTTCGGTTCTATCAAGAAGTTCCAGGAGGAAGCAAAGAAAACCGGGAAGATGCCTGGAGAAAAGGTTATACGCTCTTTCCTCGGGGACGTTGCAGCCAAGGCTAGGTACAACCTCACCGTTGCTGGTCTCTCGGACTCATCAACCGTATCGGAAGCAAAGTTCGCCTCAGAGATGATCAAACACTACGGAGAGATGGTGCTCAAGGACCCATCCATAACTATGTTTGTAGAGAGTCCACTTGTCTCTGATGAACTCTCGTCAATGTTCACGACGAGGTCTGTCGCTGACCTTATCCTCTTGAAAAATTACCGAACAGAAGGCGGAAAAAAGCTTGCAGACGCTGTAACCATTGTTGACTGGAAAAGCTTTGCTGACCTTCCGTTTACCAACTTCGCGAAACTGAACTCAGATCCCCAGAAAGCGATGAACAGGGTCCTAGCGAGTAAAGTCTTTAACACAGAAGACGTATCATTTGTGTACGCTGTCAACAGGAGCACTCTCGAAAGGGCTGCTGCAAAAGATCCCGTAGTTAAGTCACTCATGAACAACTATATCACCCAAGCCGTTATGAACAGAACGCTTCACGACAGTTTGCTGATACCATTTGAAACAGAGCTTGATTCGGAAGCTGGACTTCTCAGTATGCAGATACAGCGAGCTGAAAGCCTCCAACAAATGGTCATGAACCAAGCAATGGCCCGTGGCGAGATGGGTGCAGTGAAGCTTATACGCGATCTCATTAACCCAGAAAGTCCTGTCGGTGGTGAAGTTGGATGCGGGAAACAATGTAGCATATGCCTTATCAGGGAAGTATGTCCTTATAGCTCGTTTATAGAAAACGCTAAGTTGGACCCAGTCATCGGGGAGAAAGATCTTCCTAAGGCGCCCAAGAAAGTGCGTGTGCTCACAGAACCCGAATATAAGAGGCTACTGAAAGGCTATGAGCGAGGGTTCGGTGTTGGCTCTAGCCAGTTTCTCAAAAGAGCCGATGATATGACTTCGATTGGCAGGGAGTTGCACGAAGCATATCTTAACTCTTACCAAGCAAACATGGCCTATGGCAGGAAAGAGTTTATCAAATCTAAACTTGCTGGCCCGGCAGAAATAGCTACAGGAAAGCTTCCCTTCCTCCTTACTAACCAGAACGTTGACTTCGGATACTTTCCGAGAGCGTCAAAGTATATGTTGGAGTATCATACCAGGGGGTATATTAACCTTATCTCACAGACTCTGGGACTTGGAAAGAATGAGGCGACTCTCGTTACAGAAGAGGTTATTGACACCGCTCTCCGTGACAAGAAGATTGTCGGTGAGCTTGTTCACGACATGTTTGCTAACACAGCAAAGTCAACACTTGAAGAACATACATACCTTCACAAGCTACCATTCGAGCAACAGCTTGAGCTTGTTAGCGATACAGCACGATCGTTTACCAGAGAGTCTATACTCGCATACTACAAAAACCTTGACCAAACAGTTATTGATGTAATAGAGAGGACCGTTGGTAAAGACCCTATCGTCAGGAAGTTTGGGCTGGATGCGATGAAGATATTCGAGGAACGTTCCCTCGATATCATTATGACTCCCGAGTTCTCGAGTAAGATACTAGCCCACGCTGACGAGGCTCTCAGGGGTATCAAAACATCAGCAGTTAGAGCCGAAATAGTCCCAAGAGAAATCATGGCAGGGGCAAAGTTTCCTCTCTCTATGGCTGCTGCAAGTGGTATCCTCATATGGGCTCTCAACCATATAAGCCAAACACAGCAGTGGAGACAGTCGGCTGCTAAAGCGCTTGGTACCATGGACTTGCAGGAAAAGAGGTCCATAGAGGCTTCGAATCACTACTCAACATACCAGAGTGTCAGGCGACTCTTGCTAACAGATTTCGGATCACCTACAAGGGCAGGTGTGCTGAAGCCAAGCAGGTTGGCTAGCGAGATAGCAACAAAAGCGCGTGACTACTTCTCGGTCTGGAAAGATGTCGTTACACAGACACTTTCGAAGGTAAGGCAAGAATTCAAGCCAATGATGCGAGCTGCCTCGATAAGCATTGATAACTTTCTTCTCGACCTACCCGAGGATTCAGCCAAGCGTATGTTTCTTATCGGCGGGATTGGTGGAACCGTTGTGGCTTTGGCTCCACTTATCGCTTCCGATATCGATAAACGAAGGACGCGCACGCGGAGAGATGTAGAAGGACGGAAGAGAAAGCTGAAACGATTCAAGCAAGCAAGTACCTACAATCGGTCCCAGATACGCGAGCCAGAATCAGATCTCAGGGAAGCATATAAGCTTCACACTCCGTTTGCTTCAGTTACCATGCCAGAGTTCGCTGGAGCTTTCTTTTCAGCTTTCGAGCGACTGGTTCCAACAGCCGATAGCATATGGAAGATGGTGTCGCGGTGGAAGTCTCCCTACGCTCTTATGAAAGATGTAAACTCGAAGCTGACAAACTTGCTCACCCTCAAGCGACAGGGTATAGCAGAAGCAGCGTCGTTAACATTGTTTGAAAGAACCCCCGAGAAGCTCGTAGAACGAGAAATGGAATCAGTAATTCCAAAATTAACAAACGACATCACAGCGGCTCGGGTGGCAATAGGAAGTAGAAAACAAACACAAGCTGCAGTGCGCTTGTCCCGCGAAGGAACACTGCTAGACAGAGAAGTTCTTGAGAAGATAGAGCGTTTCAAGGAAACATTAGGAGCGTTCTCGTACGAGATTCCGGAGAGGGATCCCCAACCAATGCCTGTGGTAAAAAGACCCCGGGTAGCCAGACATACGCAAACTGCTATCGGCTCGTTCAGGGAAGAGTCATCACCGATACTGTTGAGACTCAAGGGGTTCACACATAAAGCACTTCCAGAGGTAGAAAAAGCGGAAACCATGCTTGACCTACCACGAAAGCTCAGGGAGCCAAAACACGTTTTTCCTGATGTGGCTAATAGCATAATGCTGCGTGAACGCTATAGTAGTATCCTCCCACCTGACGCTAGAGAGCTCGAACAACTGATGCGTACTCATGCTGAGAGCAGGATGCTTAGCGTACTCAAACCAGCGTCAGGCTCTTCGCAAAAGACACGTTTCCAGGCAAAACTAGCTGAGGATATTGTCAAACATATTCCACTAAGCCAGACACTTCCACAAGAGTATGCATTTGTCCAATCAGTCAAGCTCAGGGACCCGTTAGAGATATCTTGGGTAATGACAACGAAGACGAAGCAGTTGGCACGAAACTATTCGTATGGTGGTTATAACACTAATAGATTTGCGGACATATTGTTTGGGGAGTAATATGAAACTGAAAACAGAGAAGACGAAACCACGAAAGAAAAGGGGTAGACCCCCACGAAACAGACCAGACGTATCCCGCTATCCAGAAGGATACATCCGTTTGTTAGCATTCGGAGATCGACATTACCCGCGCAACATTCTCAGCGCAGACTCTATTATTCTTCAGCTAGTTGCTGACATAGAACCACACATAATCATCGATGGTGGCGACCCTATCTGTGCTGACCAGATATCATCGTTTGGCAAACCACATGCCGACCTCGTAGGGTTGCAAGCAGAGCTTGACGGTGACTACGAATGGCGTATGAAGCTAACGGAAGCAGCACCAAACGCTCGGAAGATACTTCTCAAGGACAACCATGTCACTAAAAGGCTCGAGCGAAAATTATTCGAGAATCCATGGCTCGAAGACATGCTTGTCATGAGGCAGGAAAACCTGTTTTCTCTCGAGCGGCTTGGTTGGGAAGTGCTTAACAAGTGGACTTGGAAAAACACACTTATGTTCATCCATGGCGACGAAAGTGTTGGGAGAGGATCTTCGCCGCGATTGCCGATAAACAAAGCGCGAACTATGGTCAAAGACTTCGGTATATCTGTCGTTAGATTCCACTCTCACACGACCGGGTTTGAAGTGCACCGCAGGCATGATGGGGTATACCTTCACGCTATTCAGTTAGGCTGTCTTGAAGACCCTGATAAGGTAAGCTATTTGGGCCATGCAGCACTAAGCAACTGGAGCCATTCGGTTGGCGTGTTCTATCTATCCGAGAGTGGACATGACTTCTTTTTTGTCCCCTGTATGATAGTCAACAACAAGGCGATATTTGGTAGCAAATTATATCAATAGCCAGTTGTTCAGAAAAGCGTCCAGTCGTCTCTAGCTTTCCCTGTTATAGTAGTATAAGTGTTTTTACCCTGTTAGCAGAGGTATTAGATGGACAATGTTGTCATACAGCTACTGAGAGAGGGGAAAGTGGTTGACGCTATACTCTCTTCGCATTTTCTATTCAGCTTTATCGTCATCATACTGCTTATGACCACCGCGTTTTACTTTATCGTAAAGCAGGTGGTAAAACCCCTTCTCTCGGAGAAGAATGCACAAGAGACCTCGAAAGCTATAAGCAACCTGGCGGCAACGACGAATGAACTGGCAACCTACATCCGCCAGCTCCACAACACTATGTCTCTTCTCTACCATTCGATCAAGAATGATAGCGTATCACCTGAAATGCTTATCTGGCTGATACGTGAAGTGAGCGAGCTTTACCCAGCTATGTTGATAAGCAGGATCCTCAGTACCAGTACTGGTACAAGTCAGCTTGATGAGGCAACGCTCTTGTTAGCTGTCGAAACAACCCTTCGTGATATCGGTAGTTTCTTTATTTCTATACCCGAAAGCCCGCTCGAAAACGCTCGCGAGAGTATGGAGGACGGGGCATCATCCCTCCATAAGACATTTGTAGAGGAGTATTTATCATCACTCAAGTCACAACATGGGGCTAATTCAATATGGAATGACCTGTTCATTATCCGTGCCATCGCGTCCAGCCACGCGATTGAGGTAGAAAAGTACCTCATGGCCATCATGGATATCACATCACTTTCGACCGATAGGAAGCCGACAGCCCGCCCATAAGCACGTACACAACGTGTGGGACGTTAACCACAAGCTGTGCTGTGTCTTTGTCAGCTGATCTCATGGTATAGTACACATCGTGGGCATGCTTCTTCGTAAGATCTTTTTCCTCACCATCGACATGAATCACCAGCTCGTCGCTCCCCTTTGATAGATTGAGCATAAGCCGCTGGGTAAGCTCGCCAAACCCGTGGCGGTGGATGATGTCTATAGCGTCCTGAACGTCAATGAAGAAGTCAGAGACGACACATTTGAGAAAGTCATGACAATCTTCCATAGCCGAGCACTCTCCCAAAACCTCAGCTCGGTGGCGATCAAACTGGTAACGAACCTCTCCTGAGCCCGTCACATCCCGCGAGGTGTCGTATGCTACACGAATAGTTGAGAGATGTCTGATAGGAAATATCTCGGTGAGGTTTGCGGGAATGAATGTAATATTGTCTTCTGGCAGCCTGATAGACCATCTGTGAGAGAAAAAGGGAGTTTGTTTGTAGCGAGAAAATGACAAGTCGACGTAAAACATAATCGCGGTTATCTCTCTCAATGTTAGCGATTGGGCGACCTGCATAATGTATAGTATCGCGCGACTTCTTACTATCTTAGGATTACATGTCTCACCATTCTCCAGCGGGCATCTATTAGCCCCGCAACCCCTCAAACTACAGTTAGCTGTACACATATAGTCCTATCTCCTGTACGTACCCCGTCATATAGTATAACCCCCACACTACAAAAAGTCATCAGTATCTACCCTATAACTATACCATATAGAAACAATCAACGGGAACAAGTTTTCAGCTAACCCAGGATAATAATCGGTCCAACCAAACTTACCCGCGAAGTCCGCCCATATATAGCCCAAAATCGTCTCCGCCCCGCCCAAGACACCGGGAGTCCTTCTACCTTGATGTCCACAAGTTTCGAGCCCCCGCCTTTTCCTTTCGGGCTCGAAATCTTGTGCATCAAAGGGAGAAGGACTCCTCGTCTGGAGGCGCCAGCCGACAGACGAGCAGTGGTGCCGATAAACGGATGAGTAACACTAAACGTAATTATCGGCACCACCGTCATGGCCTGAGTCTTGGGCACACTCAGCGGACGATAAAAGACATAGCCCCGCGCTGGTTGCTAGCGCGTAAAGAATGGCAACTACACTCGTTGGGTGTAGCACACGGCCTAGTAGCGTGTAAGCCAACGTGAACGGTGATCGGTGCTAATACAAGTGAGGGGGACGCTCATGATAAGAGTGTCTCTTGAGACCGCCTCGGTAGCCCGCAAGGACCCATCGCGGGCTATCAGGCGGATCACTGTATCCCTTGTTAAAAAGGGATACAGTAAGACTTCTGCCAGAAGGATGGCAGAAGAACTGGTAAAGGAAATTCTGAAGAGAAAGTAATCTCTTCGGGATTTCCAGAACACTACGCGCATCAGGTAGTGTTCGTATAGTAACCGCGTGGCTGCGGTCTG